TCATTGGCTAAAGAATTAGAACAAACTTATAACAAAGATAAAGGTAAATCAGTACTACCTAAACTAGCTGAATTAGGTTGGTCTGTACAACATGCTCAAGCTGAAGAACAACCAAAAAATACTTCACCTAACAATACAACACCACCTAACAATACAACACCACCTAACAACCCACCTCAACCTAACACTACAACCAATAATGCATCAGGTCAAAAAACTAAAACAGCGTATCAACAGATTCAGGGTTTATTAAAAGATTTGACTCCTGCAAACAAACAAAAAATATTGGCAGCCCTACAAAAAGAATTAGCAAACAGTTCTGACCTGTCGGTTGGTGGTAATAAATTAGATCCGAACAATCCTGACGATGCTAAAATGATAGACATGTTAAAAAAGCAAGGCAAGCTGTAAATGAATCTATCCGAAGCATTAGCACTACTTAGAAATAAAGTAGATAATATCACCAATGTCATAGCCGAAGACAAGGGTCACTTAGATCATCCTGAAGATTTGATATTTTTGCGTGGCACACAGGGTGCTAATCAAGCTATACAAGCAATGGCTGATACAGTAGCCAATCCAGAAAAAGTAACCATTAAATGGGATGGATATCCTGCATTGATATTTGGTCGTAATACTAATGGCAAGTTCAGCATATTAGACAAACATATGTTCAATAAGAAAGATGGTAGCGGTCGTCAAGTATTCAGTCCAGAGCAATTTGCTCAATACGATATGGCACGGGGTGTAAATCGTTCAGACTTGCATCAATTAATTGCACAAATTTGGCCTGGACTATCAAAAGCAGATAGAATTAAGGGTTATTATTGGGGTGATTTATTGTTCAGTAAACCATTAGTAGAACAAAAGGGCTTATATACATTCAAAGCAAACCCTAAAGGTATTACATACACAGTAGATGCAAACAGTGATTTAGGTAAATTCTTAGATGGTAAAAATTCTGGGATAGTAGTACATGGATTTATTCCCCCGTCTGCGTTAACAACCGATCAATCAACACCATTGGATGGTACTATTGGCAATCTTAAGAATAATAGTGATGTAGCTATATTGCCTGCTAAAATGCCAATCACACCTAACTTGAAAATTAATTCGGCACTATTCAAAAAGGCACAATCAGAAATAGCAAAGTATGGTCAAGCAGTCGAGCAATTAATGTCCACTGCTCCTCAAGCTAGAAATACATTCAATCAGTTATTCACTACATATATTAATAAGCGCATTGTAGCAGGTGATTTAAATGATTTGTATGCAGGTTTTATTGAGTATGTTAATTCTAGACCAATGACTGATAAGATGCGTGAAAAGATTAATCAGCATTTAGAAGCGAACAAAGCCGGAGTAGTAGGTGCATTTACTATATGGGTTGCTATCTATAATCTCAAAATGAACATTGTAGAACAACTTAATAAAGCCGCAATGACAGCTCCGGTCAAAGGTTATTTAGATAATGGTACACAAACTCAAGAGGGTTTTGTAAGTCACGGGCTTAAATTTGTAGATAGAATGGGCTTTAGTCGTCAAAATCTTGCTGGAAGATAAGCCCAAAACCGACTTTTTTTATTGCCAGGCATAAATAAGTGTATGAATCTATATGATTCAAAACTTTTAAAGGATTTTTATCATGGCACAATTTACAAGAACACACGGCGATGCACAACCAGTATTCGCAATGGACGTACAAAATGGTCCACTAGCACCAACTACTGCGGCTAACGGCACAACTACAAACTTTATCGGTCCAGCAATGGACTTCTTCGGCTTTGACTTAGGCGCCGCCCCTACAGACCAATTAGGTGTTGACGAGATGGTTGCACAAGTTATGGTTTCAATTGAGCAATTGTCTACAGTTATGATGTACTCTGTACAAGCTACTTCAAACACAACTAACATGTCTGTTGCTGTTTATCCAGTTGGCGCATACACTGCGGCTGCACTACAAACTCAAGTTCGTGCTTTAGGTACAGTTAATGGTTATGACCTAAGTGGCGCTGTTGTTACTAACGTTGGTTTCCGCCTAGCTTCTACAGCTACAAGCGCAAGCTAATCAGAAGTTTAACTTCAAATAAATCCGAGATTTATTCTCGGATTTTTTTTGCCTCTAAATACATGTATGAGTTTCACCGTAAGTTGTTATACGTTATTTGATATTACCCAGACTGGCACTGTTAACAGGAATAAACCTGCCCTTGATGAGGACGAGAACATTTGGTTACATAAACGTAATACACAATGTAATTTTGATACTATATTACAAGCAATATCATTACGTAGTCAACCCGAGATACTAAATTATCCTAAACAAATAAACATTAAATTTGATGAATTTGATAATTTTGGATTTTTGTTTGAACAACAAGATACTGAAGAATATAAATGCTGGACCTTTGATTTTGAGATACAGCATCCTAGTGTATTTGATGACGGGATAACAGAATTGGGATCATTGTATTCAGACTGTGATAGCGTTCCTATGATTAAAACTGATACAGCATGGTCTAAACTTCCCGGATTTTTAGATACATCTGATGAATTACGAAACATTTATTTTAAGGTGGTAAACAATGAAAGTTGATATTGCAAAAATTGATAGAAAATTAGATAACATGATATCAACGTCAGAATTTGCCAAATTACAAGATGTTGTCATCTTCCAAGATACTGATGGTACGTATAGTTTGTTTAATAAGTATCATATTAGAAAGAAAGATGTAAATAATATAACAGTATCATTAAATAACGGAGATGATGTTAATTCTTTTTTTAGTATGAAAAACGCGGTATGTTGGTGTGTATTAGACAAAATAGGAAAATATCAATTGGCAAATCGAGTGATTGATTTGGATATGCATTTAAGTAGCGTAGAAGTACATATTTCTATCCATTCCAAATTGTTTAAAAAAGCTAAAAAAACAGAGGATAAACTGATATATCTTGCTAAATTGAATGAAGATAAATTTCAAAAGAAATCTATGAGCGAGGAATTGAACAAATATATTGTCAATTCATATGCTTGGCAACAGAAAAGATTTGGCTTAAAATCCTAACAATAAATGAAAAAAGATAAATACTTTATATTAGTCTTGGAATACAACTATGAAATTAACTGATTTTGACAAAAACCCAATCGAAAACGCTACCAAAGCGTTAAAAGAGCATTATGACGTTCCGTTTAATGTTCGTAAAATGTCCTATGCTCAAGCAAGAGATATGCTTAATAGAGTTCGTGGCCTAATTAGCGAAACAAAGAAATCTAACGATTTCTATGAAAGCCAGCAGAATTCTTCATACCTAAAACTTGTGTTTATGGAACGAGCACTGAGTAAGCATTTTGCTGAAATTAGCTTACGTAAACCACGTATTGTTGTTGAGAATGAAGAAGTTGAAAAGTCACAAGTTGTTTTGGCAGCACAAGACTTAGTAGACCAAGTTCAGAAAATGGTCGAAGAAGTTTCTGATATGCTAGTAAAAGAATTACCAGCATTGACTGATTCAGTTCAATCTGAGATTGGTGTTAACGAAAGTGAAACATTCAATCAACAAGTTTCTGAAGCATTAACTTCACTTCAAGCCGCATTGACAACAAGTCAAGCAACATTAAAATCTGCATTGAATAGTATCACTGGTCAAGGTGGTGCTGAAGCGTTTGGTGCAGATGCTGGTATGGGTGGTGCTCCTGATATGGGTGGTGATATGAACGCCGACGTTGGCATGGAAGAACCTCTTCCCGGCGGCGGTGAAGAAGAAATGAACGTTGATATTGAAGCCCCGGAAGAAGAACCTCTAGGCGGTATTGGTCGTTCTAAGAGATAATATGCGATTGTTTGAATTTGCCGGCAGCCCACTATTAGTTAAGCTGGTTGCAACTACCAGCCAACTTAAAAGTGAGATTGATTCCGGCAAAACACATAGTGATTGGACTGTACCAGAATTGTTGCAATATTATAGAGATAATGATATAGTTATTGACAAATCTGATTTGTATACAATGATTAAAAAACCACCATTGGATCAAAGTATTGAAAACATACAAGGTGATAATGTGATATTTAAAGGTCAAACTCCTGAACAAGAAGCAGGCCCGGATGAGAGTCAAAAAATTGTACAACAAATGGCAAAAAGCGCAATGAAATGATAAGCTTAACAGACAAAGCATCAAAAAAAATTCAACAAATAATAGCAAAAAGAGGTAAAGGTCTTGGTATTCGCATAGGTGTAAAAACTACTGGATGCTCCGGTCTTGCTTATGTATTAGAATATGTTGATGAATATCAATCTGATGCATCACTCATAAATTATGCACAACCTAACTTTATTGTTTTAGTAGATAAAAAACATGATGTGTATTTAAAGAACATGGTTGTAGATTATGTTCGTAATGGATTGAATGAAGGCTTTGAATTCAGTAATCCAAATGAACGAGATCGTTGCGGTTGTGGAGAAAGTTTCCGAGTTTAACCTAAACTCTTGGATTATATTATAAAATATATTATAATAGTTTAATGTACATTCCAAACAAATACAATTATGTTCCTTTACTTAGGGAAACAATCAACGGATCACGTAAATACGCTACTCCTGATGGTGAAAAACTTCCTAGTGTCACTACAATATTAGATGCTACTAAAAGCGAAGAATCTAAACAAGCATTAAATAATTGGCGTAAACGTGTAGGTGTTCAGAAAGCACAAGAAATCACAACAGAAGCCGCGGGTCGTGGGACACGAATGCATAAGTGGCTTGAAGATTACATTAAAACAGGAGTACTCAATGAGCCCGGAAGCAATCCGTATAGCTTGCAAAGCCATAAAATGGCCCAATCAATCATTAGTCAAGGTCTTGTTAAATGTAGTGAATATTGGGGTACAGAAGTTCCTCTCTATTATCCGAAGATTTATGCAGGGACGACAGACTTAGTAGGTATACATGATGGCAGTGAAGCTATCATGGATCATAAACAAACAAATAAGCCTAAAAAGCGTGAGTGGATTGACGATTACTTTGTTCAATTAGCGGCTTATGCTAATGCTCATAACGAAGTCCACGGAACAAAGATACGTAAAGGCGTCATTTTCATGTGTTCTGCTGACAATCTTTATCAGGAATTCATATTAGAAGGCCCTGAGTTTGTCAAGTATACTAATATCTGGTTTGACCGAGTCGAACAATATTATATGAAGTTCTTATAATGGTTTAAGATAAATAAGTGTAAATCTGTGAAGAATTACACTTATGGCCATTATACAAATTTCGAAAATACAACAACGTTCAGGTGATCTAGTAGACCTGCCACAGCTTGATGAGGCGCAGTTCGGTTGGGCTAATGATGCTAAACGATTATTCATAGGCGCATCTGCACCTAATCCAATTGAAAATGTTGAAGTACTTACTTCTTATTCCACTATAAGTTTTAGTCAAGTTGAAGGTAGTGGTAATAGCAATGTCAACATAACTACCCCTATTCAACCTGGACA